GCTTTGGATCCTGGTTGAAGAAAGAACGGGATATTTTCCAACATGAGCGTAATACGCGATAACATTTCTCTCGCAGTGGCACCTTTGTTAGCGAGGATTGCGACCGTTTTTTCAGAGTGGAATAGTGTGTACCAGAGGAGGTACGCGCAGGCGGATATTGACTTGCCAGATTGACGACATGCGAGAACAACATTAAAACGATTCTCCTTAAATTGGGTGAACATATTTTTTTGATAATCATATAATTTAAAAGGAACAAGACCTAAATCAAGTGCAATTACTTTTACATATTCCTCACAAAAATACGCTGGATCTTTCATGCATCTCTTATATTCCTTGAGTAAATCAGGCGTCCATTGTTGAAGGACACCGTCACGTTTTACATTAGGATTCCCGAGATACGATTCTTTCTGGTTCAACATCTATAGCATCATCTTCTTGTAAAAGTTTTTGAATGTCAGCAGTAGATCCAAGGAAATAATTATTCTGCTGATTTTCGACTTGTTTCACGTCTTCGCTTTTGTTTATATCTTTTTGTTTTTTATTCAGATCCATCAATTTATCATTGACGTCTGATATATTTTTTATCATACCTGATAGCACTTCATAAGCACGAGGATGTTCACTTTCACGCGCAACCTCTACCATCATCTCAAGAGACTCTTTACCTTTTTCAATTAATTCGTAGTAAGTGTCCCGAGAATAATCGTAATCATTTTTTACATTACTATCTTCACTCATAATAAATTAGAAACCTCCACCACCTGATGATGGCGCTACTCCAAATGACACAATTTTGAAGTCTCCATTAGCACTATCTTTAACAGCAAGGCAAGCAGAACCGTTATCCCCATCATTTAAGAATATTACTGTTCCCGCACCGAACTGATTATATGTCGCACTATCTGCAGCATTGAATGCTTGTAAAACTGGTGATGCTGGTGCTGTTTGAACAATATTAGTTACATATGCTGAATCAATCAGATTGATTGTTGCAGCAGAATCTAAACCCACATCTGTTTGTCTTGCTTGTACATATGCTGAATCTATTAACGCTTCGACTTGAGGAGCACCCAAAAGCACTCTATTTGACAACTCATCAAAGTTGTTATCCATTTCTGCATGCGTTAATGTAGAACCTTTAGATGACCTTAGTATGATAGTCATTTCTTATCTCCTGTTATGATAGACCACTATCATATGTTAAATCTATATCTGTGGTGAAACCAAAGTCACTATCATCCAACCCTATCGTAGCAGTTGGGTTTGGAGTAACCGTAATTGTTTCAATCTTTACGTCAGAATCTTGACCAGCACCTTGATCCATTAAGAATACATCTGCTATAGAAGAACGAATAATACCACCAGAAGAAATATTACCATAAAACGAAACTTTCATTTGAAAATCTAAAGTGTATATAATAGTTCTTCGAGTAGATAGGTCTCCATCAAAATCGTCAGAGAAAGAAACACCTTGTATAATAATTGGAATATCTTCAGTAAAATTTGGATATTCAGTAGAAAATGGTTTGATCGTTAGTGTGTACTGCGGATTAAAAGTTGGTAAAATCTGTTCTACAAGTTGTAAAGCGTCATCTTGATTCTTCGCCATAATGTTCAACTGAAATCCAATTTCGTAAGGAACAGGTGAATAAAACTTTTGTCTATCGTTGCTAGTTAATCCGAGTGCTTTAAAATTACTTACTTTCGTCAATTGACGAGTGTTGTCATATGCTATGCTAGTAATCTCAAACGACATTCTAGGAAGTTTAAGAGCAACCTGAGAATTTTCTAATAGGTCTGGATTTGTACGGATTCTATCAAGATACTTCTGTCTTGGCGCATATGCCAAAGGAACTTTTTGCTGATTTAAAACCGTTCCATTAGAATCTAATCTAACGACATAAAGGTTATTAAACAATCTACCAAATATAGAAACTGTTTTCCGGATCTTTTCATGATAATAGTATGTACCAAACATTATTGATTCTCCGGATCACCAAAAGGATTGTTTTCAGTAAAGTCGATAAAATCATCTACATATTGTTTTGTGAATTCATCGTTTTGCTCTGTAGCAGATATATTATTTATTTCACTGACCGCATTCGCTGATAATCCTGTAACTGCTCCGAGCGTGTTATTTATAATATCGGCATCAACGACAAATGTATGGAACTTACCATCGTCAGCACCAACATTTGATAGGAATAAGTGAACGCTTGAATCACCGGAAGAATCTAGTTGTATTCTTTGTATTTCACCACTCATCTTCACGCCACCAGCGATAGTCTGACCAACGCTGTCACCAATACTGTAAGCACTATCAATAGCAGATCCACCGATAAACTGAATCGTGATTGCAGAGTCAGTTGTATAAGTCCCACTATCTGTAAGGGTGATACTTGTTACCGCACCGCCACTGACTGTCGCGGTTGCATTAGCAGAGTCAGAAGTTGTGCCGCCAATAAATGCAATCGTAGGAGGAGTTGTATAATAAGTTCCACCCTGAGTTAGACTTATAGAAGCGACCCCATTGCTATCTTGTATCAGTGAAGCAGTTGCTTTCTTTGGCGCAGCAAGTGATACTTTATAAAGATATGAGAAGTTCTTTTCGATATCTTGAATATCATCAATTTGATTATCGAAGTCTTCGCCAGTGTATTCAAATAAAGTACAACGCATTTTATAGACTGGTAAATTTTCAATCTGATAAAACGGTTGTTCATGTTCTACGTGCCTGATCTCAAACATTTTATTTGTTAAAGGCATCCAAATCAAATCACCTTCGGCAGGACGATCTATAGTAATACCGCTGGTTGTCATTCTACGGACTTGGGTTTCAAATCTAGATTTAGAAACAACTAGAGTAACTTCGTCACGTATCTCTACACCAAAACGAGTGAAGAGATCACCCTCTCCATCAAAACCTTCGGCATTATCAATATACATTTCAATTTTATGAGAAGAAGAAAATTTAGAAGTAGGATCATCACCAAGTAACGTATCTTCATTAACGATATGTCTTGGTAGATAGTACAGGTCTTGCCCATATATCTTCAGTGCCTCTATGACTAGATCTTCATAGAGATTCATTTCAGATCTTACTTTTTCTGAAAAGTAAAAATTTCTCGCCATAAAATTATCCTAAGAAGAAATCAGGTGGCATTTCAAACTCTAACCTAATTCTTTCTCTTAGTTGTTGAATTTCAGTTGTAGCATCGTCATAAATTTGACGACCATTAAATGTTACTCCACCAGGAAGTTGGACACCTTCAAATTTGATTAAGTTAGCACCCCACTGTTGTTTGATCAGTGCGGTTGTGTATTCCTTTAACCATAAGTCGTTATAAATTGAAGTATGTTCATCTGGATCTATAATCGTATAAATCTCTGCGATGATATATTCACCTGCTTTAACATCACCATCTTTAAAATCACCGAATACATGTAGTCTGTCCTGATGCCGCGAAAACTGAACTTGTGGCGTTCCGTTTAATTTTACGTCTAATAAAGATAAGTATTGTTGCATCTGCTCATAATATGCTAAATCCCCTGCGAAGTTTTGCAGGTCAGCAATATCATTAAGCATCATTTGATATTTTATATCGAAAAAATTAAAAGAAGAATTAAAAGAAGATGATATAGGAAACATCTTAGTTACTGTGAGAACATTACTAGAAAGGGGGATATATTCGTTTGCAACATCTGTAGAAGTAACGAGGTGTTTCAAATATGTGCGGACGGTAGCATCTACATGATACTCTTGATAATATTGTAATGCTTCATCAACGCGATCTTCTATCTGATCATCGTCTACATTTATTTCGATAACAGGATCACCTAATCTTCGCTTACAGTAATCTATTAAATCTTGTCTAGATGATGGAACTGCCATAAAATAGTCTCCAAGTTAAAAAGTCTTTTGACTATTTATATGTTTCTATACTTCAAACTCTGATGTATGATACCAACCAGAACCATCAGATATGTATAAACGATTATTTGAACTTACATATGCTTGCTGACCGACTTGAAGAGAAGTAATCGGCAATGAATCAAGAGTAGAAAGAAACGATAATGATTGTCCAACAACTCCGTCAACATATGCTGAATCAACACCAACATTTGATGCCTCATTAAGAAGTCTTTTATTTTCAGTATTAGAGATCTCAGTATTACTGAGCATATCTGCTATGTCACGCGATCTTCCCATTGCCTTATCCTAAACTATCTACCATTACACGACCATACCAAACTGAACCGTTTGAAATATAGTATTTATTTGAGTCAGCAACAAATGCTTCATCTCCCGCTGTTAGTGATGATGTTGGTAATGAATCAACTGTTTCAAAAAAAGACAACCCAGAAGCACTTGCCAGTGCCGTTATATAACTCGAATCTTGTATAAATCCATTATCATCAATTGTGAGGATACGATCATTATTCGAGTTGGTAATTTCTGTCTTACCCAATATTGCCGCGATGTCTCTTGTTCTACCCATTATGTTTTCTTCTGTAAAAATTTGCCTGCAGTGAATCCAGTATTATCATCCACTGTAATTTTAGTGCCATTTTTCCAAACGTATGATCCTACAACAGATGTTCCTATATCAACCTCAGTCCCGTCACCTGCTGGACTTGGATCTAATTCTAATTGAGTATAAGCATCAGATGATCGCGTGTATATTGGATAGGTGGCAGCACCGTTTGCAGAACCGCTAGCGTTATTTGTACTTGACCATTCAGAATAACTTGGTCTTAAATCTGTACCATAACCAGAAGTGACAAAATTATGATTGCTGTTAAAGAGGGGATAATCTGGCGATATTATATGAACTTCGTTGCATAGATTTGCATTACGAGTATACATTGGAATATTTTGATTTATTCCGTTTGCGTATGTTGATGTTTGAAGCGTTGTACCCCACATAGTATTTTGGTTATATCCCATGTTCCCAGATATAATAATTCCTGTTTGATAACGATTTGCTCTTACTCCAAAATATAAACTATTATTTGCTCCAGACCACATACTTACAGTGCCTCCACCATATGATGTAGTCATATTAAAAGGCGATGCGTTTCCATAATTACTAAAATAACATACCGCTAAGATTGTAAAGAATTTACCTTCATAAACCTCTTGATTTGTTGGTTGATTATATCCAGAATTTTCTCCAATGTGAAGTACACCGCCAGCTTGGAAATTGCTTGATTGGTTGCCATCCAATACAAAAGATGTTTGCATACTCGTGCCGCCGCCAAAATAGCTTGTGTTATTTGCTCTAATGGTCACATTTCTATAATTCCAGTTAGATTGCCAACTTGGTATTGGCCAATTATAATTTGCTCCCTGATTTCCACTGGTTAATCCATCAACCTTCATTGTAATAAAATGATCTGAACCAGATTTTTTACCATCAGCATATGGAGAAAAGGTTTTAAAACTATTCCCTGAATGATACATAGGGATAGTTCCTTTTCTAGTGGAACCACCATTTGTTGTTAACGTATATTGTGTACAGACCACTCCTGAATAACTTCTGTAATAACTACCTCCTACAGCACCGTGAACACGCATAGCACTTAAATTGTTTGCTCCCGAGTTTGCCGCCCATGTTGCGGGTTGTTCACTCAAGTGCGCTATGGTTTGACCACCAGAAGAATTTCCAGTTCTAAAATAAGATGCAGTTGTTGTTTCACTGCTCGTTCCTGACCATATCCATCCGATATAACTGCTATCGATAGTGCCAGTTGGAATTGCAACTTTTCCTGCACCAACGTCAACACCCGTCGTATTACCAGCAGATGTTCTACTTTGTTGGGTATTATCTAAGAATGTAGCACTTGCAACAGTTGCTTCAATAGAAGATGCAGAGTCAGATAAAGTATCACCACTCCCCAACGAAAAAGTACCGCCAGCAAGATCACTATCTGCATTTATTATAGTAGAACCAGATAAACTGATAATTTGTGATAATGGTTCTAATACAAACCCCTTATCAATCGTAAAACTTTTTACAGATGTAGATAAATTCACTTGATCATTTGCACTAAATGTAATCGTAAATGATGTTGCGTCATTTGTGGAGTCAGGACTCATTGCAATAGCAATAACACTTGAGTCGCGTGAAAAAGTTGCTATAGCACTATCGGTAATATTTGGGGGCGAAAGAACAGCATTAAACGAAATAATATCAGGATTTTCAAAACTATCTGTTACTTGAATAGTCATTGTTAAACTTTGACTATCAGTTAGAACACTGTCGTAGTTTGCAATATTAATTGTTGGAGGAATATTGATAAGAAGAGAATTATGCCAAGAACTATCTGCTACATAAAAACGATTGTTACTTGTCACCCATGCGCGATCACCGTCACTTGGACTTGCAGGTAAAAGACCAACAGAATCATAAACTATTGTCCCACCTGCGCCAGCTAAAGTGCTAACAACTGCTGGAGTAATAGTTGTAACAGCACTGCTATCAAATGCTAAAGTTTTATTTGTTGTGTTTAAACTTTCGGTCTTACCAAGGAATGCTGCGATATCTCTTACTTTGGTCATGGATTAACTCCATGATTCTGGATCAGCAGCAGCACCGCCACCACCACCACCGCCGCCACCAGCAGCTATAGCATTTGAGTCAAACCCAATAGGAAAGACTTCAGGGTTGGTTGGAGTTATAGTGACGATATTTCCTGGATATGGACCGTAATCTGACTCATTTTCGTAAAAAGTGGTGAATTTAGTAACATGATTTTTTGGCATCATAGTTTGGACATCAGTGATAAGCAACTTAGACTTAGATCTTTCATTTAAGAACATGTCATATGCTCGACCAGAATCAAAGATACTATTACTGTCCATAGCATGGAGATCTTGAGTGTGAATATAGTCGCTATCTATCGCTTTGCCTTTACCAACAAAACGATATGCTCCGATGCCGTTAGAAACGCCAGATTCAAAAAGATCATTCGTTGCATTGATCAAACCAAAATGTATAGGAAAAGAATTTTGACCAGGAAAATCTATTCCACCGACACTGTCAATCATATATCCAGCAGTAGTATGTGCCCCACCGTCTGGTGATATTCGAACAGCATCACCAATTTGCCAAGAAGAGGCAGCAATTAATTTTAAATCATTTTGTCCTTGACTATCAGATGGTTGCACACTTATAGTATGTTGTCTCTTTAGTTTAGGCACACCTCCAGTATAACCATTATCAACATTTATAGTTAGAGAATTATAATAATGATTTGGTTTAAGTCGGTTGATATAAGACATTATACACCAAAGTTTGCTACGATATTAAACTGACTGCTTCCCGTGATTGTTACTGTTTCTGATACAGTACCACCTGTTGAGGTTGTTACTTCCTTTGATTGAGTGCCATTATCAAACTGACCAGTCGTACCAACTATCTCAAGTTGAACTTTCGTCTTTACCCTTCTGCCTCTGATACCCAATGCTTCGATAGTAAGTGTCTTATCAATGTTAGAACCAGAATGCGTGATTGTATCTGTCATGACATTACCAGCAAGAGCAACAGAGAATGGAGTGTTCATTGTCCACATATGCAAGTTGCCACCATAACCATTTGTACCGCCAAGAGAAGTGATATTTGCAGTAATAGCAAATATCTTACCATGCTTATCGACACCCATCTGCACAACTCTATGAGGTATTGTATTCACATGCACCCAACCCATAAATGATTGTGAATTGTTATATGATGCTCCTGGGTTCATATTAAAAGTGTGAGGATGACCATAATTGTTATATCCAGAAATTAATGACATATTTGCACCATTGGTTCCAGTATCACCAATGTACCAAATGTATCTCATATAGTTATTTGCATCTTCAAACAACTGAGGAACGGTATGACCTCTACATTCATAGATGTAAGTATTATTCTGACAAATTGCTGCGATAAGACTGCGTTTTTCATCTAACCAAGCCCACTGATGGGGAGTTTCTGGAACTTCAGTAAATCCTCTCCAATACATTTCTGTTGCACAAGTACCTGAAGTCCATGCGTTTGGTTCTTTTCTCCAAGACCAAGTCATTATTCTTCTATATTTTGCGTTAGCCGAACCATCTACATGACCTTGCACCCCATACGCTGGGAACCATGAATGTAACTGATTACAGATACCATTCCCTTGAGCATTCGCTGCTCCAGTATGATCTGGACCATAGTATTCACCGTCATTGACATCATATACACCATGCCAATCAGTCATAATAGCAGCAAGTCCTGGTTGTTTGTTGACGGCTTGAGAACCACCTTTATTGCCAGGAACAGGATTTGGACTGTATGCTGGATCCCAATCGTTATATGCTAATACATTACCACCAAAACTATACATTGCAGGTTGATGAGTAGCAGTGGTATACCCACTCCATGCAAATGTATTATCCGAAGTTTTCATACGAAGCATATTGTGTGTTGGATAATCACGAAAAGTGTATGTTGGAATCATCAACCAACGATAAGCACCACCTTCAGAAGTCATCCATTTACTCGGACCTTTCGAGTATCCATCTGTAACACCACTATTATGGTCAAACGCTTGCGAAAAGGAATCGTAGTTCGCACCCCAACTACTTGCGTGTGTTTTGTCGCCATTGAATTCTTCTGTCATAGTATTATTATCAACATCATAACTGTGAACAGAGAAATGGGTTGTGGCAGCAACGCCTCCTTCATATTGACCCTGAGAAACTTCTAGATAATACGGTTGTCCATTAAATGTTCCTAGATATGTAACATTTCGATAGTTCGCCCAAGTTGTATATCTTCCTACTGTAGATGTTCCATTTCTTTTAAAATTGATATACGGTTTCCAAACCATATAGCCAGCAGAATTTGAATAATATGTTAATTCATGAAAACCTCTGTAAGTTGCACTTCCGCCACTTTTGTATGAATGAGCAAATCCACCGCCAAGACCAGTTGTGGCAGAGTTAGAAGTAGAATAATTTGGCAATTGACTAAATAATTCATCACCATCGTTCATTTGATAATTTAAATAATTCCCGTAATATGACTCACCAATTCCATAGAAATTGGATTGAAGATGCACCATTTTAGTTGCACCAGTATCATCGCCAACATTCATATAAAGTGGTTGTTCATCTGCTTCGGCACTAAGCCAGTTATAAGCAAGAACGTTTCCGTACCAGTCCGCTGTGTCTGCAGTGCTGACTCCTGTACCAATCCGTTGAACCGTTGGGAGTTTTTTGTTACCAAGTCTTATCCAAGCACCAATATAGTCTGTTGCATTACCTACTGTCTGATATTCAGGAGACTTGCTTGATCCAGCATAACTTTGCTGACCAGCGCTAGTATTGTAATGATCTGTTGGTTCTGGACCGAATATTGGTGTAAATGTGACAGAATTTAAAGGCATTCTAGAATCACCCAGATATCCGATATTATGCCCTTCACGAACATCTTCATAGTAATATTGATGCCCGTTTTGACTAGATCTGTAACCTTGTGTTAATACAACTGCCATTAGTTTAACCCCAATTTCTTTTCAACGTAGTTAAATGCTTCTCCAGAAGATTCCCAATTTACTCTTGAACCTGTATGCAATATTTCATTACCATCGCCATCTGAATCCCCTATAGAAACAAGAGGAAGAACAGGATTGAATGGAAACGCTTGGGTTGGTAATTCACTTGTGTCTGAATTACTATCCTCTAGACCCTGATGAGATAAAAGTTTGCCATCAGACCATTCTAGTTTAATGATTCTTTGAACAGTTGATGGTTCACCAACGCTATCAAATACTGTATAATCTTGTCCTGTAAAATACTTTTCCATTTTAACCTGCTATCCTAAAATTAATATACAAATCTTCACCAGCAGTTGATGAACCGATTTGTGTAATGT